CGTTATAGTTACAAATTACCCTAAAGCTGGGGGCGGTAGAGAAATCTACTGCCCCTTTGCTTTTTATTGAATTAATTTATTACTATTAGTTCAGGATTATAATTATGGAGTGTGTTGAGTGGCTTTGTATTTGATAGATAGCGCTACAGTTACTGTTAATACAGTAAATATTAAATTTGGCAGAACAATCAAGATAGCATCATTAATAAATGCTAATTTTATTGTACAAACAGATTCAGCTACACCTGTTCAGACAATTTCTCCATTTAGAACAATAAATACAATTACTGATTATAATCAGATAAGTAGAACTTTAACTTTATACTGGGATGTAGTATTAAGTTCCAATACCGACTATGTAGTCAGGGTCACTAACTTAGTTGACTCATCTGGGCTAACAGTTGCTGAGGAAAAAATTAGCTTTACTAGTCAAACTAATTCGGCAACTCCTTCAATTCTACAAGAGAGCCAAGCAACAGTGCTTAACGAAGTGCTGATAGAGGATAAATCAGTAAGAGCTGATATAGAAACTGGATATCAGATACTAGCAAAGAATCCTAATTTCTATATAGAATCAACTAATCCTTCTAATGGTGACTTTTATTTAAATAATGATGAGAACAATGGAAGAGTCACAGTATCATTCAGTTCTCGTCCAGCATCAAACTTTTTGACATTAAAATACTTTAAAGCTCAACGTAAGAAAATCCAAAAGACTCCCTCAAGATGGGAAAATGTATCATCAGAAGTCTCCATGCACTCATGGAAGCCAGATGTATATATTGATTTTCCGTCAGATGATGCAACTCCCGTTTACTATGTTGATGGAAAAAATTACTTTGAATCAGGCTATAAATACAGGGTAATTGTATCAGCAGAGGTAGGACTATAATGGCAAATGCATTATACGCAAAAGGTAAAGAGGGTCTACTAGAGGGCCTATTTGACTTGACTGATAATAATATTAAAGTTGCACTAGTAAAAAATACCTATACAGTAAATCTAAGTACGCATGAATTTTTATCAAGCATTAGCGAAGCTTCGGTCGCAGCAACAACTACTTTATTGACCGGAAAAGCAACAACTTCTGGGGTTTTTGACGCAGATAACATAACAATAGAGAATTATGGAAATAGTGGTTTTGCGTACTTAGTATTATATAAAGATACTGGCGTTCGAGCCACATCAAGGCTTCTAGCCTATATAGATACAGCCACTGGACTTCCAGTGTCAGCTACTACTGATCCTATCTCGGTAACAATTAGTTGGAGTAATGATCAATACAAAATATTTAGTTTATAAAGGATTTTTATGGCCACCCAGTATCCCGCAGCATTAGACATATTGATTAATCCTACATCGTCTGACCCACTCAATTCAGCGACAGTACCTCACCATCAACAACACGCTAATGCAAACGATGCCATTGAAGCCATACAAACAGTTATAGGATTAAATCCAGCGGGCAGTCATTTAACAGTCAAAGATAGAATAATATCTGCAGAAACCGCAATTACTACTCAATCAGTTTTAAATGGATTGACTGACGTTACTATTACAACAGTGAGCACAGGTAACGTTTTGCGTTACAATGGTTCAGTTTGGGTTAATCACCCTGAAGAAAACCTTACCGATGGAGGAAATTTTTAATCATGGCTAATACGATCAGAATCAAAAGAAGAGCATCTGGTGGTGCAGCCGGCGCACCCTCAAGTTTAGAAAACGCAGAACTAGCATACAACGAAGCTGATGACGTTCTTTATTACGGTAAAGGAACAGGTGGAGCAGGAGGAACTGCAACGACAGTTCAAGCCATTGCTGGCCCTGGTGCCTATGTAGGCTTGTCCGGCACTCAAACTATTACAGGAAATAAAACATTTTCTGGTACATTAGCTCTTGGCGGTTCTGCAACTGCAACGACACAAACAGCAGGAAACAACTCAACATCCGTAGCAACAACAGCATATGTAGATAGCGCTGTAGTTGCATCTACATACAACTTTACTTTAGCAGGTGATTCGGGATCTTCACAAACAATCGATGACGCAGAAACCGTAACTATATCTGGTGGAACTGGGCTTTCATCAATAGCATCATCTACAAATACCATAACCCTACATCTTGACAATACAACAGTTACTGCTGGTTCATATGGTTCAGCTAGTGCAATCCCAACTTTCACAGTTGACGCTCAAGGCCGTTTGTCTGCAGCAGGGACAGCTTCTATTTCTACTTCATTTACAGTAGATGCAGACAACGGTGACAATTTAACAATTGCTGGTGGGGATACCTTCACTATAGTTGGTGGCATAGGCCTAACATCGGTGGCCTCTGCAACTGACACACTTACTTTAGATCTTGACAACACTACAGTAACAGCTGGCTCATACGGCGGTGCTGCATCAGTCGGTAGCTTCACGGTTGACGCTCAGGGTCGTTTAACTGCAGCAAGTTCGACAACTATAGAAATTGCGCTTGGAACTAATACTTCAGGAAGTTATGTAGCAACAATAACTGGTGGAACTGGTGTTACCTCTTCTGCAGCAACAACAGGTGAGGGGACAACTCACTCATTGTCTATTGGTCAAGATGTAGCAACCTCTGCAAGTGTAACATTTGCAGGACTTACACTTAATGGTGGAAGCATGGTCTTCGAAGGTGCAACAGCTGATGCCCACGAAACAACTCTTGCTGTTACAGATCCAACCGCAGACCGCACAATCACGCTTCCAGATGCAACTGGTACTGTAGCACTTACTGCAGATAAGCTTTCAGCCTTTGCAGCGACTTCATCATCAGAACTTGCTGGAATTATATCTGACGAAACTGGTACTGGTGCTCTAGTATTTGCTAATACGCCAACACTTGTAACTCCAAACATTGGTGCTGCCACTGGCACCTCCCTTGTCCTTTCAGGCGATCTAACAGTTAACGGCACAACCACTACAATCAATTCAACTACTGTAACTGTTGACGATAAGAATCTTGAACTTGGCTCAAGCGCCTCTCCGACAGACGCAGGTGCTGATGGTGGTGGCATCACTCTCAAGGGTGATACAGACAAGACTTTTAACTGGGTTGACGCAACTGATGCATGGACTTCTTCAGAAAATCTTAATCTTCTGACGGGCAAGTCATTGTTAATTGCAGGAACTTCTGTACTTTCTGGTTCAACTCTTGGCTCAGGAGTCACTGCCTCAAGCCTTACTTCAGTTGGAATAATTGCAACTGGCACTTGGAATGGCACAACCATAGCAATAGCTAATGGTGGAACTGGAGCCACAGATGCTGGAGCAGCTAGAACTGCTCTTGGCCTAGCTATTGGCACTGATGTACAAGCCTATGACGCCGACCTTGCTGCAATTGCTGGCCTAACGTCAGCTGCTAATAAGCTGCCTTATTTTACTGGTTCTGGCACTGCGGCAGTAACTGACTTTTCAGCACATGGCCGAGCAATCATTGCTGACGCTGACGCTGCCGCATCTCGGACCACTCTCGGACTTGTAATTGGTACGAATGTTCAAGCTTATGATGCAGAACTTGCAGCCATTGCTGGTTTAACATCAGCAGCAGATAAGCTTCCCTACTTCTCGGGTTCTGGCACTGCAGCCCTTGCAGATTTTTCTTCATTCGGTAGATCATTAGTCGACGATGTAGATGCAGCAGGCGGAAGAACAACCTTAGGTTTGGGATCAATTGCTACGCAAGCTTCTAATAACGTTTCAATTACCGGCGGTTCCATAGATGGTATAACATTCGATTGTGGAACATTCTGATAAAAGGATTTAGATGCTCTACAATGGGGATATAACCTATAATCAAGATCATTTCAATTACAGTGGTGTATATGTAGTTTCTCCTCAGTCTTTTGGATTAACTACTAATTTTGGTGGCTTAAACATATTAGGCGTTATTGTTATATCGCCACCATCCGTAGACAGCACATTAGTTTTTGTTAATAGTCATTCCGTTATTACTCCAAGCGGAGTAATAGAAAACACTGAGACGTCATCCTATATGACTTTTGCAATGTTTGATGGTTACGGATCCTCAGAGATAACTAAGATAAACGCTGAAGCCTACGCTATTTCAACTTTGAATAGTGAAGAAATATATAGCTCCGGATATATAGCAGTGTCGATAAATAAGAATGAAGCATACGCTGTCTCTAACGCACAAAGTATCACTCTGGAAGATAACTCAGCTGGAACAATTAACGTTACTATTATGTCTAACGCTTAAACTAAGAGGTAAAAGATGTCAACAGATAGAGTTGTAGTCAGTGATACGGTAAGAATAACTGTAAAGTTTAAAGACATTGATGCAGATGGAAATGAAATAGCACTATCCCCTGCGTCAAATCCACAAGTAATAATAAAAAACTCTTCTAATACAACTGTAAACTCAGGAACCTCTAGTCAGATATCTAGTTCAGTTTTTTATTATGATTACACTCCCACTATAGCTGGCGCATATACTGTTAAATTTACTGGCATATTAGCTAACTCTAATACTGTAGTAGTAGAGCAAAAACTATATGTTAGCTCTACGGTAGAAGAATATCAGCCTACCATTATATTAAAAAGTGACGAGAGCATAACTTTTGCGCCAGATGTTACTCCTTTATATCTGGACCCTGAGTCTCTTCTGGCTTACTTCCCAGACGCCTCGCTTCTTGAAATAGGTGAAATAATTTATAATTATTCAACAGAAGTAAAGGCTATTTATAATCTTTTAGACGCAGAAGATGGATCGAATCTGTCATTTACAGTTCTTGAATACATAAAGGCTGCAACAGCCTGTGAGCTCTCGAGAACCTATGGATTAGGTGGTGACGACGAAATGTCTTTAACACTTGGCGATTTAAGCATTACCAATAAATCCATACCAAGGAATAGAGTAACCAGAGACAATGCTACGACATGGTGTCAGATAGCTGCTGCACTAAGAAAAGAAATGCTAGCAGCAAAAGTTGGCCCAAGAGGATTCCAGCCCAAAAATCTACCAGGCCTGTCTATGTATGACAGCAAATTAACTGATAAAATTGTATATCCGTCTGGCAGAGAATTATACGATCCAAATGGAACAACTAATATAAATGATGACCCGATGCCGAAGAGAGGCTTCAGAAGTTATGATTGATGCAAAGAAATCCTTTAATCGTATACTTAGGCAATGGGGACATGATGTATATATACAAAGAATTCTTCCTAACGGTAATCACTTTGATCAATTTGAAAGAGTAACAACACGTCAGGTTGGTCAGTCTGGTATCACCAATGCAAATTCTTCTACTGAAACTCAACAAGGAATTTTAACCAACTACGACGCAGTATACTATTTTGAAGAAAATATCTTCCCTAAAGAAGGGGATAGAATATATGAAAATTATTCTTTAAAATCAAGTAAAAATTATACGATGTTCAGCATAGCTGCGGTCACTGCAGTTAGAGGTAGGTTCGGCAAAATAAACTATTGGACTGTCGGAGCCACAAGAGAGAAGTAAAAATGTTAGTTTTATCCAAGGGGCAGACAGCCCAATTTAAATTTGTGTTTACAGATTTTGATGGAACAATTTATGATCCAACGAGTTTGGCTACCCCAGTAGACATAAGTGTATATGTTGTTAGAGGCGACAACGGAGCGGGGCCAATAATTGATGGTCCATATCTTTATTTAGATCAAGATCCAGAAGCTACCGGCAATAGAATCGAAAAAATCTCCAATGGAGAATATACATTCCATTATACTGTTCCTCAAAACCTATATGAATATAACTACACAGTTTTAGCGAGAACTAACAGTTCAGCAAGAGACATTAATATAGGCTCAGTTTTTCAGGTAAAACAATCTACCAATACATTATCTCCGGCAACTATAACCTCCCCTAAGTCTAGCGTTATAAACTATAAGCCGACATATCAGCAATTAAATAGAAATAATACGAGCACGATTCTACTAATAGGGCACGCTGATGGTGTGCAATTAAACTATCCAGTAAAAATTAACTCCATACAGCAAGCAGTAGATTTGCTCCAAGCAGATCTTGACAGTCCACTTTTGCGAGGAGTTTTAGACGCATACTCCTGCGGGGCAAGAGACATAATGATATGCGCATCTGCGCCAATGATAGAATATGTTCAAAGTTATGAGGGAAGATTCATATCTACTACAGCATTCAATCGAGATCAAGCAACTCCTAGTTCTCAAACTTTTTATGAAAAATATTATGAAAGACTTGAACAAACCTATGAAGATATAATAGATTTAGATTTTGTAGATATAATAGTCCCACTGGAAACATCTATTATCGAAACGGGTTCAGTAGACTTCGTTACGCAGCTAGCAAATTATTGTTCAGATTTCCACAATAATACAGGAAACGTACAGATAGGAATTATAGGATCTAAAACTAATGGAATAAAGTCATCAGACATAGATATACTTGAGCAGAATCCTATATTTACTGATAAATTTACCGTATACAATCAGGCTACAGGTCAAATATCCTCAGATAAAGGCAGATACATAGTGCCAGTCTATGGAGAAATGGTTTTCCAGCATCCTCAGATAAAGCTAAGCTATGTCTCTGGCGCTGCAGCGGCGGTAGCTGGAATGGTATCAGATTCTCCGCTCAATAAGGCTTTGATTAGAAGTCGAGTTCCAGGCGCCATGTCTTTATTTGGTAACGATCTTACTCAGGCAGAATACCAGAGATTAGAAAATATTGGAATTAATACATTATATCGTGGCAAGAAAACGAGAAGAGCAGTACCTTTTGAAGTGTACTTGACTAACGAATACACGATGGCTAATCAGTATTCAACCTTTACGAAACTAGCGCAAATGAGATTAGTCTCTCTAGTTGTTAGTGAAATAAAAGGAATAGCATTATCACATTTTGATATTATGGCTTTTGATCAAATAGTTTCTGAAACTAGAGAATTCTTACAACTACTTAAAAGAAATTCAATAATAAATGACTTCGCATTTAATGTCCAAGTATCAGAGACACAAAGAGGTGTTTTCATTTTTGAGGTCGAATTACTTTCAGCCTTTGGGCTAAAAAGAATAGATTTTTCACTAGCAGCTGGACCAGGAGCGTAATATGAGCTATTTAAATAGAGATTTTCCTCACTTTTCCGAAAACGCAAGATACGGTTTACCGGCTCTACAGGCTCCTGGCTATCGCAGGTTAGATAGCGATGGAGTTGAAGAAGTATATACTGGCAATCTAACTTACCTAGAGTTTGTTAGTTTAGTTAAAAAAATGTGGGAAGAAAGCTACCCAACAATACCGATACTGCCATTGAGTATAAACAGAGAATCATCTGTCACGTATAGTGACTCTGGAGGCATTGAAAACTCCACAAGAGATCTTTCATCAGCCCCGTCCTCTACGAGTGTTGGACTAGATGACTTTCCAGCAATAATTGGTTATCATTTAGAACTAAGAAAATCCCACACCACAGAGCCAAAGCCAAGAATGCGTCAAAATGTACTTTCTAATTCGGTAACAATCTATGGTCAAAAATTTCAAAACGTTGTAGGTTTTACAGTAATGAGTAAAGTTGGAACTTTCCAAGGGCCAAATAGCACGACAACCAGAGATGATCTCGATGCAGCGGTCCTATGTGATCAGGTCATGGAAGCTTTTGAAGATTTTATGTTGGAATATACTTCAATTTTTAAAGCCGCAGGCGCATCTGAATTAGTATATTCTAGAAGATTATCAGACTCAGAGATAAACAGAGACGGCAAGGATATACATAAAAGAACCGTCACATATATGTTAACTACTGAAAAAACGTTTGCAATAGCTAATAATAGAATTGAAAAAATTGTCGTTGACGCAAGAACATGGATGGCCTATGAAAAAGATCTGCTTAAAAATCAACTAGCGACACCAAACTATACTGGAACAGAAGGCAATGTCATAGATCTATTCCAAGGTGCAACACCCAATGAGTAAAATGGTATATATTAATTATCCCCAAAATTAAGTTTGTAGTTGTTTTTATAAGTTATGTGTTACTATAAAGAAAGATTCAAATAGAGTTTTGAAATTTGGAGGATAAAAAATAAAATGGCTATACCTGGAGTAAGAACTTTAATCAGAGATCGCTTTTATAGCGTCTCACGTCAGGACACGCCAGCTGGTCCTAGAATTGTTGCAATAGCAAAGCGGAGTACAGCTAGTGGAACTGGTGGAATATCAGATCTTGATGTTGTCCGGGCCTCCAACGAAGCAGACGTTATCACGGCTTTTGGTAATGGCTCAGATGCACACAGAGCGTTTCTTGAGCTTATTATTGGTGGAGCGGGAAGAATTTATATCGTTCCGTTGCCAAAGGATACCGTATTTGTCCCATCTACCGGTGCCGTTACCAATAACGGAGTAGACATTTTTAATGATATATTTATTGCAGCAGAATCATGCATCCCCGACATTATTGTTCCGTGGGGTCGTGGTGGTCGCCCTAGTGAATGGGCAGCAACGCCGGATTCACCCAGTGACACAACCCGTGCCTTCTACGCAGATAACTCTGCTACTGTAGACTATAACTGGGCATATAAGGTTTCGGTAAAAGTTAAAGATATTTCGGAAAATATTAATCCTTGCATAGCAGTTATGGGTGTCAAGTCTTACGATGGAGCTTCGGAAACGATGACTCCAGGAAACACAAACACGCATTTGGCTCTTACCAATCTTCCCGACAGAGACGCCAGCGACCTGTTGAAGGAGACTGGACCGTATGTAGTCGTCGTTGCTGCAGAAATCAAGCCAGTTAATTACGTTTCTGGAACAACTGACTTTGGCTATGCAAACGGCGCAGCACACCTCGCTGCTACAATGAGCATATTGCCTTCATACAGCTCAATCGTTAACAAGGCTGTTTATAATGTTGAATCAGTAAGATACTCGCCTACGAGAACACAGCAAACAGCTTTATCGGCTAAGGGTATTAACACTGTTGTTATTAACTTTAACAAGATCCCAGTATTCGGAGATGGACTAACATTTGGATGGTCTACGTCGGATTACACTAGACTATCAACTAAGAGAATCATAAATGATGCTACCTCAGTTGTTAGACAAGCCTGCCAGAGATTCGTTGGTGAGCCATCAAATATTCAAACAAGAAATTCGATGGAAACAGCAATTACTTCTGGCTTGAGAGGTATGCAAATAGTAGGAGCCTTGCTCGGTAGTGACTTCACAGTCTCTTATATCCCGAACGAAAACAAGGCGGTTGTAGACCTTATTTTAACACCTGCCTTCGAACTCAAAGAGATCGAAGTCAGAGTGGCCATTAGTCTATAAATTTACCGACTAGGAGGGTAACTTAAATGGCAGCAGAAGAATATACATCAGTTAATAAGTATCTCAATACTTACACCACGTTCTCAGGAGCGGACATTGTAGCCACATTTGGTGGAGTAGAGATCGGTGCCTTATCAGGCATTACGTTCTCTGTCACTAGAGAAAAGGCTCCAATCTATACTATGGGTTCACCTAATCCTCGCTCTTTCTCAAGAGGCAAAAGAGGAATAGCTGGCTCTTTAATCTTTACAGTGTTTGATCGTCCCGCGCTTTATAAGATGTTGGAACAAAACTATACACAAAACAGACCCATGGACTTCTACACAAGAAGCCACAATACATTACCTGGCGACAATGGTCACAGACGAGGTATTGCTGATGTCAACGAGCAGAAGACTGGCGTCGTAAGAAAAGTTCCTTACTACGCTGATCAGATTCCGCCATTTGACATTACCGTGACTTTTGCTAACGAATACGGTCAAGCTGCAGTAAGATCAATCTATGGTTGCGAACTTTTGAACGAAGGTTCGGGCGCATCAATGGACGATATCGTTATTGAAGAAACAATGACCTATGTAGCTCGTGAGCTTGGTCCCATGTATGTCATCAGAAATGATACTCTTGTCGATCCGACTAATCTGGTAGGCATTCCGCCTGAAGGATTGAACACCACAATTATCAGACCCTGATAGAGTGTAATTTTATGTGAAAGGTGCATGGGAGGCTTCTTCCATGCACCTTTTTATTTTTAGGAGAAACATATGACACGAGGGCAAACATTCCCTTTTAAGTTGACAAAAAAAGAAGAGAATAAAGAAAACGCTGGTACTGACTTATTCGACTTTGATAAATACATGTCAAATATGTCCTTCTCTGGAGCAGACGCAGTAGCGACTATGATAGTTCCAGTGATAGGTAAAACAGGTAACGTTGAAGCTGTCGGCGACGTAATAACTCTCGGTGAACTTCAAACTATTTCATACTCTATACACAGAGAGAACTCCCCCATAAGAACATTGGGCCATGTAAATGTCAGGGGTTTCGTTAAGGGTGGAAGAACGATTGCCGGAAGTTTAATATTTACCGTTTTTAACGAGTATGCTTTCTATAGAATAAAGCAGTTTAGAGAATACCTAGCCAGGAAGCAAGGCTTTTTTGCTCCGCTTGCAGATATGTTGCCACCATTCGATATTGTCATTACATTTTTTAATGAATATGGAATTGGGGCTAAGATGAAAATTTTTGGAGTTACTATAGTTGACGAAGGTCAAACACTATCCATAGATGACTTGATAACAGAGCAGACATATACATATATGGCAAGAGGAATCCAGCCACTTATCAAGATGCCGAATGATAGTTTAGTGCCCACTGATCCGACATATACACAGGCAATGAAATCAAGAGATTTAAATATTGGTTCAAATATATTTGGCGATCTTATAGTAGAAGAGCTAGCTTCCTTAAATGAAGAAGAATACTATGAAAAGAAATATAATCCTAAAAAGAACGAAAATAATACAACTCAGGTAAAGCCTCCAGAATGACAATTAGAAACATAGACAATAACAAAATAAGAGAATTTGACCCACTTCATGGAACAATAGATGCCGTATGGAGTGGCGGAAAACAGGGCGATCTACGCTTTAGTAATTATTATGATTATTATTTCAGCGGAGAAGATATCCGAATATATATCGACGGATTATTCTCCCCTGAAGATGAACTAGATATTGCCAATTTTGCTTTTAACGTAAGACAAGAAAAGCAGCCATTATATGGATTCTGGTCCTATAACTACGATGCTATGATGTACGGCACTAGAATTATTACCGGAGAAATAACAATGTTTTCCAAGTATCCAAGACGAATGACAGAGCTTTTAGAAAAAGCAGCCGCTGTTAGGGCTCTTACGGAAAGAAAAAACGGTTCAACTAATGGAACAATATCTGACTTAAGATCTAGTTTTGAAACAGAAGAAGAAGAAAAGTTAGTAGAGAAGTATTGGGCTAGAGGTCAGCTAGACAGAATGACAGATGATCCCTTTGCTAAGAATATACAAAATTCCAACAGAAATATATTTAGCGCCCATCCACCATTCAATCTAATTATAGTATATGGATTGGAAGAAGTGGCACTGTCTCCATTAAATGTATATCAATCCGAAGATACTAATATTTCCGACAACATAGACAGAATGATGATTTCTGATGTCAATCAAAGAACCGTTAATTCGGATGGAATCACTAAGCCCATGAAGATAGTTATACAGGAAGTAAATTTAACAAATATGTCAATAGCATACGGGCCGGGTGGTCAGCCTATTGGCGAAAGTTACCAATTCATGGCAAGAGATCACTACTTCACCGAAAGCAACATTTCGTTTGTTAAATCTAGCGTGGTCTCTAACCTTTCTGCAAGAGCAGAAGCAGCTGCAGCTGCGGCAACAACGACATCTACAGTGGGCAATTTACAGAGAAGGTAGGAGTCAATAAGGAATGCGACTCAGTTTTTAAGCGCTAAAAGTGCTTGCTTAAATAAGTATTATATGATATAATGAATTAATTGAAATGAAAGAGAGTAATTATGGATTCCAAGAGAAAAGTTGTTATTAAAAATTTAGATATTGAATCTGGAGAAGACTTTGAAACTACTACTGTAGACTTAGAGTTATCGGATGACCCAAAGGCAAGTGACCTTTTATCGGGATATTCTCCTAACTTAGAAGACACAGAAGATCCAGAAGTAAATGTTGACTATCAAGATATAGAAGATGTTCCGGACGAAGAAGCAATCTGGAATGGTGGGCCATTAGCTGGCACAGTCAAAGACTGGAAAAAGCAGTACGGCGATATCTACGTCACTTCCATTACCTACGATAAGCATATCGTGTGGAGAGTTTTGAATCGCGCTGAATATAAGCAGATAGTTAAGAAAATGGAACAGTTAGTTCAGGCAGGACAATTAACCACAGCAGAAGCTAATCTCTGGAATGAAGAGACCATATCTGAACTGTGTATGCTTTATCCAAAGTTTGATAAGAACAACGCTGTTGGATTTATGGCTGGCCTTCCATCCCTGATTGCTCAAGAGGTACTAGAGGCTTCGGGCTTCGTGGCGCTAGAGGTAAGACAGCTGTAACATATGATAGATCCAGAGTTAGTATTTGCTTTAAAAAGTAAATATGGAAATATCTACAGCGTTGACGTTAAAGGTCAATCTTTAGTTTTTAGAGAACTAACCTTTAAAGAATATAATAAAATATTATACCTACAAGGTTTGGATGGTTTTTCTTCCGCAGATATGGAAGACTTAATCTTGTCATACGCTATTATCCATCCAGAAGATTTTGACCTAATGTCAATACCTCCTGGGGCAGTTTCTTCATTGTCTCAAGAGATATTAGATATATCAGGTTTCTTTACCGTATCCTTAGCTAAAAGCGTTCTTGAAGAAAAAAGATATCAAGCTACAGAAGTTAAGAATTTAATGAAAGCCTTTGTTCTCGCTACTATATCTACATATACTCCAGATGATTTAGAGAATATGACATTCTCTGAATTAGCTGAAAATGTAGCTCTTTCAGAAAAAATAATTGAAATTAAACAGAACATGAATGGCATGGAGCCAACCAATTTGACTTTGCAATTGATTGACCCACAAGAAGAAGTAGAAAAACAAAAAGTTTCAGCTGCTCGTCATAATCTTTCTAAGAAAGAAGGAGAAGCAGCTTATCAAGACCCCATTGCTCAAAAGCTGTGGGGTTCAGGCTGAGCTAAGGAAAAAACGTGGTAAGAGATCCAGGACCCATACAAAACTTAGGTTACAATGTAACGTCTAGAGACCTACCAACAATGAATGATGAGGAGCGAGGTGATGCTCCTAACTCTGGCTTTGTAAGCAAGGCCTTAAATGGCCATCCAGTACTAAGGTTCTTTGCAACAAGCGCAGCAACTCTGGGAGCAATGTTCGTCCTTAGCAAGGTCACCAAAGAAGGTGGCTTGAAGCTAGCTAAAACGCTTCAGGATCATGCATCTATCAATCCAGAAGGCTTTTCCTCAAGGACGGTAAAAAGCCTTACTGGACTCAGAAAAGAGTTGGACCAACTAGGTGGCGTCAATAGAGCTATAGACGGAGCGGATCCAGATCAGCTAGACCCATACAGTAAACTAGTTTTTGAAAGCAACGGCAGGCTAACTGCAGGTCAAACAAAGTTAACTGACCAAGGAAATTATTTTACTACCGCAGAACTCAATCAGGCCGGCAAGGGCATTGAAGGTGAGCCAGCAGCAATTTGGTCCCTTAGGGACTCTATACAAACCAGAATGGTCGCCTCTGCAAGGCGCATGCCATATGAATTGCCAGCACTATATGTTGGACAAAAAGCCTTAGTGGACCCGATCTTTGGGGGAAGAGAAGATAAGCCTAAAGTCAATTGGTATAATCCAGTAGATGTTGTTACAGATTTTGTTAAAGAATCATCAATAGCCTTAGCTACAATGATACTGCCGTTTGAGGCAGCCGGTGCAGCAGCAGGTAACGCAAGATCATCTCTTCATAACTTTAGACAATCGATGGGAGATGTCGCAAGGTCGTCTGGGGTTAGTTCCTTTAAGACAAAAGCAGCTCAGAGATTTACTGACTTAGATGATATTCTTGGAGAGGTTGGTCATGATTTAGGCAAAATAACAAACCAGGCTTTAAAAGTTTCTTCTCAAACTTCAGCAGGCATTAGAGCAGCAACTGCTAAGTATTATCAAGAACGACCCAATATAAATCAAATCCTGCATAGCGTAAGAAACTCTAAAGCTAGAGAGGCCTTAGCAAACTCTGCTGATGATAATACCCTAAAAAGGGCTGCCATATTTGGTCGAAGATTAGCATTTGGCGATGGAGCAGATGGCAATTTTGGTTATGTAGATTTAATACCCGGACTAAGAGGGATTGGCGGAGCAGTCAATCAGGGTGTAAATAAATTCAGAGAAACTGGAATTGGATATGACGTAGTAAATAAAGCGTTAAGCTTTGATGAAGCACTACGTAAGGGCGGGGCACTACGTAAAGATGGCATGACATCTGATGATCTAACGGGCATTATAAAGACGGTGCAGGCAAACTTTTCCAGCGGAACGTCTAAACTAGCTAATAGAATAGCTACTCTAGGAGACGGGGGAGTCGGCAGTAAGTCGTTCAGTGGTTCGGAGTTCCATAGGTCAATAGAGCAGTTAGAATATAAGAGGCTACTTCAAAGGCAAATATTAGACTTAGCACCTAATTCTAATCGACAGAAATTTTCTGAAACTTTAGAAAAATTTATAGATGACATAAGCGTTAGTAGTTCAGCTACGGAAACTAGCAGAAAAGTAACTATTGGCAAAACTAAAATCATCAAAGAAGGCGATGACGCTTTTAATGAAATATTAAAAAGATTTTCAACAACAGTAGATGATCCGATTGAGGGAGGCTTTCTTAGTACAGACGCCCTGAAAACATCTATAGAAAATACTAATAGAATATTTGAAGGAAAAGAATTTCAAGCCGCAATAATGTCAAAGGCACAAAAGGGATGGAACTCTTTACTAGAAAATGGAATTCCTCGAGCAGCAGCAAAAGTTCTAAAAACTAAAAAAGCCAACTTCGAAGACTTTGCGGACTTAAATAATCTATCAGTTTCCCAAAAAGATTTTCTAATTAAAAGATCAGCACAAAGATTAGGTATTAATTTAAAGGATGCAAATGGCAGAGAGGTATCTAACGCAATACTGGCTGAAAGGTTAGGAAAAAGAGGTTTAGATACCGACAATTTGGATGGCCTAAGAAGTTTTTTGGTCAGAGAAAAACAAATAAGTACAGGTATATTTAGTAGCGGTTTTAATGTATTTGGCCTGAAAGCTATGACTCTAGACGAGGGAGTTAGCAAAGGTCTATTTACAGGTCTCAGGGCAGAAGAACAAGTCGCACTTGGTGAAATTTCCAAGAGGATGGCCTTAGCGGATCCGACGACTACATCATCTAGCGTTTCCGTAATGAAAGGAATATATACTACTCGATCTGGAAATGTATTAGATTTTTCTGGATTAAAAGAATCTGTATCAAACGTTGGCAACTTTTTAGCCAATGATTTAAAGATTCCTATAGTTAACTTTAATCCAGCACGAATGTTTGGAAAGGGTTCGTTTGATGAAATGTCAGGACGCACATTTTTTCAAATACAACAGGGCAAGATATCTCAACCCTTCCTTCCCAAGGGAGAAGAAGGCGCAGACTTCTTTTTATCATATGGTGGAGGTAAAAGTAAAAGCAATGTAATGGCCTTTAAGCAGGGATCGCTTACGGATGAATTCGAAGCAAAGGAGCTACAAGGTTTCTACAGGCCACTTTCAAGAAGAAGTAACGAAATGCTTTCGAGGTCTGCTAGAAATGCAGCCTCAGAGCGTAAGGCTAAGTCGCTTAACGAAATAGAATTTGCTGATGGAAAAAATAGATCAAATCTACTAAAGAGGCTTGGAGTTAGCCCAGAAAGAGAACTGGCTCTCAGGCAGAGATTTGACATTGATTATGAGCAACCCAATTCAATAGGCCGGATGCTGTCGAGATTTGCAAAAAGAAAAACTGATCCAGAAAACCCAGCTTTTTTTGCGCGCCTTCTTAAAAACGAAACAGTGGAAGTTAAAGGCAAGCAGTTCAAATTAAACTTTGCAGATGATACTGGCGCAGCTACAGCTGTGTCTCCAGGAACTAAGCAGGAAATGATCACCGAAGGACAAATGCTAAGGGCATTTGAAAACTTCAGAGAACAATCTTTTAAGAGCGCAATGCCTAGAAAAATAATGACGCGCCTCGAGGATGCCGGCATAGGATTGTTCAATGGTAGAAGAGTTTCTTCACTTAATAATATTCAAGATACTCAGAAGTTTGCTCACGATGTGCTTCAGGCAGCAAAGCACGACGCTTCAACAATAGGAAAGATGGGTTACGAAACTCAGACCCTATATCAAATGGGCGAAAGAGTTAGAAGGCTTTTAGAAAAAGATGACTTACTTTCGGGATCTCATATCAGATCGACAAGCCCATCAATATTAACAAGGGAAGATGCACTTAAAGACGAGATATATAAATATCTAGTTCAAAGAAATGAGCTATTGGCATCGAGCTCAGCCGGTGCAGCAGGGCGAAATTTTTCTAATACTTTTATTCAGATGAATGAAATTATTACCTCAATGGCTAAACAGCTGCCACCTGGTCAACTAGCAGAAGCACAAGCTGCCGGACTCTCAACATTATTCAACTTAAGTTCCATGAGAGCTAATAAAGCTGGGCTGAGTGAATTAGCAGTACAAAGAGGTGCATTAAGAAACGCCACAGATGTTCTCAGAGAAGCTGGAGACAAAGGTGCTGGAGGTTTACTAGATCCTTTCATTACTGGAACCTCACAAAGAATAGGAGAAGTGGGAAAGTCTGGATTAATTAAAAAAGCATTATACCCAAGACTTAGCACATCACCTTACCGAATATCGGAATCAGCTACTGACGTTCTTGGTTCATCTATGGGCCCAGGCTCTGATGCTCTTTTAGTTCCAACTTTTGGAACCGTTTTTGCTAGAAATCCACTAGGCGCACTGAAAAGTGTTACAGGCATTAACACCTACAGTAGCCGAGAAAGCTACTCCAGTGCATCCACAGCAGTGTCACATAGTATTGATAGGTTAAATAAATACTTTGGAACCATTGGCCTACAACTTGATGTTTCACAATATGGTTCTCCCTTAAGCTTATTTACAAGTGGAATGGTGACCAAAAGAGTTCTGCCACTATATGGCGCTGGCCTAGGGATAATGACGGCTGACAGAACTATCGGTGGCATGGTAAACGAAAAGGATGATAGAGGAGAAAGAGTTTACTCGCCATTCTTCATCGGCGGAGCTGCTAAAGCAGTAGGAAATTTACAAGCTCTTGGTTCTGGGATTACTCCCGGTGGAATGAATTTTGAAGAAAAGAAAGAACAATTATTTGAGGGCGAAGTCGCCATTAGACAAGGTCGGTTTTGGCCGTTAGGCAATACTCCATTTATGGGTGGAAAAATTATGTATTACCGCCCAAGTATATACAGAAAATTAGAAGCTGGAGCAATGTTTACCTCAGATAATATGGGGAGCCCAATAGAAAGAGCATTGTTCCATACTGACATTTCTCCGCTTAGACCATTTGATCCATATCGCTATGAGCGGAAGCATTTTGAAGATAGACCATATCCTGTATCGGGCGAATATTTCAGTGGACCATTCGGACCGCTTGTTCCAGCCTTAAATGCTACTGTCGGCAAAATATTAAAACCTCAAACAATGATGCACCAGCAGGAAGTAGCAGCCGGCTTAGCTAATTATGTGCCAGCCGGTCAATCTGGAGCATACAATGCAGATCCATACATTAGTGGTAGAGGTGGCGTTTTCGGCGGTATGGGCGGAGTCGCTGGTGGAATGGCCATGGGTGGCTTTGGAGGCCCTCCAAACGGCGCACAGGCGTCTTCTAACGCAATGTTAGCCGGAAGGGCTGGATCTCTTAACACGGCAAGGAATGAAACTAGAAATACAATATCAGGAATAAATAATCAATACATGCAGATGGCTTATGGCCCACCTAAAGTACCTGGAATCATGCCTCAACGAATCGTACCCGCTGGCAGTCCGTTGAGTGTTGGCAATCCGCAAATCCAAGCACAAGAATTTGGGTACAGAGCTCAAGAAATGTTAGGAATTTATGGTTTCGCAGCAAGCAGTATGCGAGAAAGTTTTGGATTAGGCCAAAGAGATTTTACACCTCAAAGATCAGTACTACAATCAGCTTCTAAGGCATATGGAACTGGAAGACAATTCTGGGATCTGAATCTAGGAGGCCTAGGAGACGTTCCCATGTTAGGTGGAGGTCAAATAGGTTCTATAGAGTTTTCTGAAATAACAAGAAGATTTATACCTCAAGAAAGATCTGGCGTTGATTATATAAACCCAATTAAAAATACGATGGGAAGACAATATCCATTTCTTCCTGGATCAGAATATTTTACCGATTTCACTACAGGTGACCCGTTTGCAAAAGTCCCAGAAGGGGAACTAAGACTACCTGGAGTAGCTTACGAAAGATTAAATAGACTTAGCTCTGACGCCTCTGGTCGTTATGGAATTATGGATCAATACAAGATACTTGGCGATGTTGCCCCGTATTCCAAGCAATTCAGATCACTAGATAAAACCATAGACTCGATGGTGGACGGCCCCGCAGATAGATTAAAGGTTCAAGAGCTCAGAGAACGAGCAGCGTCATTACAACAGAAAAAAGAATTTACTGAATATAAATACAAGAATAGTACTCCAGAGCAAATGGGCATTAATCCAAATCTCCACGCTCTTGGCAGGATGGGCGAAATGCTGGCCCATAGAGATACTTTTATTAATAAGAAGTTTATAAACAAACAAACTGCGACTGAGGATTGGGAAAGAAATAACGTATACGGGGCAACCTTCCCGGAATGGCAAAGGCCATTCGAAAGCTTTATAGAACCCATGATAAATAAGGCTGCAAATAGAAACCCGATAGCTGCAACGGCAACCTTAGCAGTAGCTGGTTCATTTTTTGGAGAAACCTCTAAGGGTAAATTGGTGATGTCCACATTAGGAGCGATAACAGGGCTTACCGTCTCATCATTTCATTCAGCGAATGAGGCCATCACTGGAGAACAGTTTATGCCTAGAACTAGAAAAAAAGAACTTGCGCTCGAAGAATACGCAGACATCTTAAATTATACTAAAAATACTAGATTAGCTAAGATGGCTAACATGGCTGGAGATAAAGGAGCAGCCTTCCAGTATGAATCAGCCGCTAAGAGAACAATGTACGGCGCTCCAATAGAAGATATAAATTCAGGTAAATATGGAACTGATATAGAATCGCTTTCTCTATCTATACCCAAAAGAAAAAGAGAACATTTTAAAGCTATGATTAATGCTCCTGTAGAGGAAAGAAAAAGAATATTAGATACAGCAGGGAGGCTTGAAAGAAGAATATATGAAGCAGCCTGGGGTATGGATGTAGAGAAGAGGCCAGAGTTAAGTGACTACTTTGCTAGACATGAACTACCAGATGAAAGCTGGGAGGGTTGGCACCCAAACACTAGTATGGATCAAGTTAAAATAAAAATTGGTCAAAGTATGGGTCTAGAAATGTCGCAAATGGGTTACTATCCTCAACAGCTACAAGAAGCTAGTTTATCTAATCCTAGCTATCCTAGATTTGGTGGTGGATCTGGATCTCAAACAGACACCGCATCAAGATTGAGATCACTCATGAGTGGCATGGGAGTATCAGGGTCTGTTATTCCAGTTATGAATCCTTTTGGATCGGAGCAAATTGATATTAATGCCGGTGTTAGATAATGTCTGTATCTGACTATATTCAGTCGTACCTATCTCCCATGCCAATGGAGAGACAATTACTTTTAGCCAAACAGGCTTTAAGTAAAAGCTATCTTGGCCAAAAGGGATTGATAGAAGTTGTTAATGTTGACGGAAAGTTAAAATTTAAATCAACCTACTTTGACCCCCTAAGGCTAAAGGCAGGCCAATCAGCACAGTTCATATCCGATTCAATAGAAAAGGTTGCGGAGTATGTATCTAGCTTTGGATTGACCGAAATGGTAAACATTGAGCCAGGAACTCTTGGCCCTTCCACGTACAGGGGTTACGGGCAGGTGCTCATGGATATTAATGAAGCACTAAAGTTGACTGGAGATCAGCAATACGGTGCTCAAATCAAAATTCATAAAGCAGAAGCTGGCTCTACAAGTATTGGAAAATTCCTTCAGGACATGAAAAATCAAAACGCTGGATTAATATTTCCTACTGATGAGGGTGGAATGGCACTTAGTCTTCGCCAGGGTGATCGAATATTATCAATGGAGGAAACCCTAGAAGCAATGTCCAAAGGCGGAAGACCTCTATTCACTCCAGACGAACTAGAAGAGGCATTGAGAGGCGGAAATGCAGGGCTATCTAAACTGTTTGCAAAGCTTCCAAAAAGATTAAAGGGCATTCTTTCTACAAGAGATATTTCCATAGCCGGAGACCTTATGAAGTCTTTCCTGGGTAAGCCTATGTCTACTGCGTCTGCAGATATAGCCAAAGAATTCTCACAAGCAACTCTTGCTATGGACAGTGTTTTTGAGACAATAGCCTTAGGTTTTGATCAGGACACCGCTAAGAACTTTGCCGATGGAACAAAACAATTTGACGTAAGAGCATTTATGAAAGAATCTTTTCAGTATAAGGGTGGCGGAACAGCAGTTGAAGAAGCAAAAAGTTATGTTGATGAAGTATTAAAGGAAATAATTGAATCACGTAAAAAAAGTATGTCAGGTTTAGATTTTAATAAAATAAATAATTCATTAAGAGATCTTGTGACGGAGACTATTAGAGATGGAAACTTAGACGCAGCCGAGGGAGTATTCGGCACTAGTAAAATGAAAGAGTTCTTAAAGAATTCAGAAAAATATGATGGTAATACACAAGAAGTCATTAAGAGCCTACTGGATGAATTAGAAAAAGGTCGAGATGGTTCATCTCTAATAAACATAAGGCATGGAGCGAATCTTAGGCTAGCCATAAAAAAAGAATTGGAGAGCCTAGATAATAGTAGAGATGAAGCGTCAATGATTCGTAAAGTTGAATTAAGAAGGCAGTTGTCTGAGCTAAAGATAGGAAAAGACGGAGAGGCTATAGGTTTATCTCAGGTTACGGTTAGAAGTTCTGTGGAAATTGGGGGAACAAACTATTCCGGAAAGTCAGCGGCTCAATTTCAGAATTTTTCAAAAAGATTTGATAAATATGCAATCATAACATCAATTAGTGGACTAAAGAAAGACACAGGAATAGCAGCTGGTACTCCTGTCTTAAATCTAAGCGGATTAGCTGAATCCACCTCTAGAGTATACATGGACCCAATGCTCGCCGCTTTCCATGATGCAATATTTGGAAACACAGAAGATATGAAACTGGCTCAAGCCTATCGAGATAATGTGCTTAACGAGTTTAGGGGTATATTGGAAACTGGTCGATTGACGGATGACAGCAAGGTTTTGGAAGGAATCAAGCAGCTAGCACAACAAGACATAGAACACTTTACGGAACCTCAACAATTTTCAAAAATGTTAAACAGAGACTTTGCGCAAAGAATTTTAGATCTACATAGAAGTGGCATAAGCATTAATGATTCTCCAGAATATTTAAACCTATTAAAAAAATACTATGAAGCTGAGTTGTATAAGACAAAAAATGGACAAAGACTTCCAGTGGTTGGTGATGTGTACAGATTTGCTCTTAACTCGGAAGCAAATGCAATGACTGGAACCACCGGAAGAAAGACGCTATCAGGAAAGTCAATTGATATCGACAGAACAAGGATATTGTCAGGAAAGCCAATGATGGGTGTAAAAATAGGTGAAGCTGGTGATGAAATCTCTGCCGATATCGTAAAGTTTAGAGTTTCTAATCACAATATTTTATTCCACGAAAATGATATTAGAAAGTTCTATCACGCACTTGGTGGTTTCGACTTAGACGATAAGGGATTGCCCATATTGGGTACATATATGTCCGAAGGTAAGCGCAGACTAGGTGCCGCTATGGTACGTCAACCTACTTCAATGGGTGAAGTTATCGGCCTTACTAGATTTGAAGATATAGAAAGCTATCGTGAAATATTTGGTGGCAATAGATTCTTTATGAAGACTTTAAATGAGATGGCTAAAGAAGATGAGAAATACAAACTGTTATCCACTTCGCTTCAAGGAATCAACCCATTAACTCATAAGATGGGCATGTCAGACGATTTCTTTAATGAAAAGATGATGGATAGACTAGAACAACTGACCATTGATGTTAATGATCGATTAAGCGGCGGAATCATGCGAGATTTCAATAGAAACTTTTTTCAAAAACTGGGAGTATTAAAATCAGGCGAAAATAGAATAGAGAATCTTTCTGCAACAAAATTAATCGCTTTAGGTGACCAAGATCCAGGACTAATGTCACTTGGGTTCCAGAGGCTAGTGGCAAAAGTGGCAGAAATGCCACTCGAAGAAGAAGTCTTATCAGGCCTAGAGGGCATAATAAGTGGATCGCAAAAAAGTCAACTTCAACAAATGACAAAAGAATTAAACAGATTAAGAAGCGGAAGCTCTATATCTCAAGATCAGATAAAAGACCTATCAAAAAAGTTTTACGATACAGTCAATGCATTAAAGATTAGCCCGGAGCAACTGCAATCTGCACTAGGAAAGACCTTCATAAGTAAAAGCATTGACTCAGCAATAGAAAATACAAATATCCTTGGACAGTACATTAATAGAGCTACTGTGGTCGGACATGGCCTTAGGCAGATGGAAGATATACTAGGGACAATTCCTGGCATACAACAAGACCTAATAAGTAAGAAGCTAATGTTAGCTTTTACTCCAGCTGAAACCGTCATTGACATGACACAAACTTTTACATCTGGACGAATGCTACTGCAAGAAACTACCAAGCTTGCGAACATGGATCCAAACTTAGGGGCAAAAGTACTAGAAGAATTGTATGGAAAAGAAACTAACCTAAATGATTTTGGCGACAAAACAATAAAACAGTATGGAAAAATGTTTGGCTATTTAAAACAAAAACACGGCGCTGAACTCATACTAGATGAAGCCCTCTTAGTTAGTGGAAAAATGAATCAAAATGATCTTATAAATTTCGCAGAAGAGCTATCAGCAGGAATGTTTGAAGCAGATAATACTGCAGACTTGACCGATATTAATGAAGCCGTAACATCTAAGCAATATGAGAAGGTAGAAGAAGTCCTAAGAGCTAGAGGAATTATAGCCAAAGGTTCTCTTTCTAAAATAATAGATGTAGCTAATACTTCAAACTATTATTTAGAAGCAATGGCGAGACTAGGGCGAAATGCCCAGATCACCCAAGAACAAGAACTGATATCTAGAACAAGTGAAAGATCACGAATTGCAGCAGAAAAAATATTAGACGAAAATCAAGCAGGAATAAAAGCAGTGCAAAGTTTAGCTGACGAGATAGAAAGTGGCTTCGCTCCAGAGGCATCGAGAGTAGCATTAGAAATAAGAAAAGTAGAATTGGGAACTAATTTACTAGAGAATCTTCAACAAGTTCAAAAATCAATGGGCATATCTGGGTACGAAATGACTAGCGCCCTTCAATATGGCGGATTAAAAAGAAAAATAGCTCCAGAGTTTTTTACAAAACTTCCAGACGCATCAACAAATATAGACAATGAAAGCCTTAATCTCCTTAGTAGATATATGAAAATGTCAGAACAAAAGGCTACATACGAAAAGTCAACTAAGAACCTTCAACTAAGACAATATATTGATGATATTTTTACTCAAAATCGATTGTCCAACGCCCAAAAAGCAGGTATTATGGAAGACGCATTGGACCTAGATTTTGCAGATGGCTTCTTTGGAACAGACAATAATTCTTCCGTTATTTCATCACTCATAAAAGGTGAAGTTGATCAAGGACCAGGCTCTATGGACGAGCAGCAAATAGCTAGAGCGTTAAAAAATAAAACTATATTTGAAGTAAATGCACAGCTGGATAAGGAAGCTGCAGCCTTTTTAAACGGAGATTTAGCTTCAAGTAATATTCTTAAATCCGCAGATGATATAACAGAAACAACTCCTGGAGTTGTTGCAGATACTCTCAGAGATCTGTCAAAAGTAAAGAAATCAACTGCCTCGGAATCAATGTACAAAAGAATGAACAAACAATATCTAGCAGAGCAGTTTGCTAAACCCGGAGTTCGCAATGCAGCGATAGCTACTGGAATAGCTGTAGCAGCTAGCTTTTTATATCAAAACAAAAAAGATCATACGCAGGAAGCCATGTCCGGTCCACCGCTTTTGCCAGGAGGATCAGCCTATGAGTCTGACTATCCAAAAAGATTGTCAGAAATTCCGCAGGCAAGAGGTCAAGGTTTTACTGCGGGCATGAATTATAAGGTTTCCTTATTTGGCGATAGAGATCAAATACAAAAATTTAGTGCAGCAGCATCAGGACTCACTAATGGGAACATTAACAGTACTATGTATAATAGAATCCCGGATGTGGCAAGAGACCCATATCAATCGATGGCCCGATCTTATTAAGGTTGAATGTATATGATTTTAAATGTCAAGGACCAAAATAAAGCCCTAAGCGCTGCTGCCAAACAGCCTAAAGATACGTCCCATAGATCCTTAACGGCAAGCAAATACGCAGCAAAGATAGTCTCAAGCAAAACCCCATCGCAAAATGTGATTGGTGAATCGCGTCAAAAAATGCAGGCATCAGGGAAATCTGACAAAATCAAATATTCCAAAGAGGGACTAGACAATGCCCCAAGTGCGCATATCCAGATGAATGGTAGTGGATATAGCGGAAAAAGACATCAGCAAGCTAGGTACAATAAGGACCTGCAAACAAAAAAACAAAATTTTACTCTAGATTCATTCAAAACAGAAACAAAGTCTAGTATAATAGATAACTATACTTCTGTTACAATGAAAGACTCTTCAAGTGATAGACTTAGAACTATTATTCGTAACAATATGATGTTTAAATAGGAAAGTACAATGGCAATTAATACAATATCTAAAAATGTACTAAAATACATTGTTGAGCATCCTAGCTTATATGAAGAGGTAACACAATTACTATCGGATCCAAGCACTAGTGCTGATAAATTATCTCG